ACACTGCGTGTCCTGTCGGTGGCTTTATAAGTGAAATAACCACTAAGAACCCACATTCCACATCCATTAAAGGTGTGTGTTATTCTTGTCCGTAGGACCGCTCTAAGTGTACTTAGAGTGTCCCCCGGTCCCATATATGCCCTACCTTACAACCTCCAAACCCTTATAATGGCTGGGGCTGCGAGGCTTTCGACGGCTGATACGACCTGTTCTTCTACCTTTTCGGAGAGCACTCCGCTTGTGTTGAATGATATTCCGGCCAAGTCGAGCGCACAATGGATCACTTCATGCACTAGGGTAGCCCTGAGGAGCTGACGGTCCCTTAGGATGCTTTCGTGGATGTTGATACACCGGAGTTCTGGGTCGAACTCAGCGAGCCTACCGGGCATCTCTTGTTTCACATGAACGGGAATCCTTTGCCCTGCCACGTTGATGAATTCGGGGGGTTCAATGGGGTTCATGTCGTTATACCCAAGTCATTTTTCGGGCCTTTTTACCCATATAGGAGTCCTCAAACTTGCGTAATTCGGCGTCTATCTGGTCAACTTTACGTTCCTTCATGCGGTTATCGGCATCTTGGGCCATTTGTTCGGTCCAATAGGCAACCGCCATGCTTAGTGCGTCTAGTCTGTCGTCATGTGTGATGGCTCCGCGCTGGTTGGTCAGCCGGGACATCTGGTAAATCATCTGGTATTTCAGCTGGGATTCCAGCGGATACGTCTGTGCGCTTTCATAGTCATGTTGTATGACTTTCGGGTCAACTACGAGCCTGTGCTGGTTCATGACGGGCTCTAGGGTGTCGATGATTCTTCTTTCTTTCTGGATGTTGTGTCTGACCTCCTCGACGGTGCACGGGTGAATCTTGATGAGGACGGGTTTGAACAACTCGACGAACATCCCGTCTCCGAAGTTGCTTTCGACCACGATGGCGTTGACCTTCTGTTTCTGGGCCTTGACGGCCAGAGCCTTGAGGACTTCATCGCTGTAGCCCCCTTGGATTCCCCCGGCATCGACCACATACAGATACCCATTGAGCATCTTGACGATGGCGTATCCGGTTTCGTCCTTGCCCCGTCCTGAGGGGTCAATGGACATCACGGAGCCCGTGTAGGGGACGTAGGACCCTAGGGTTTCCATGGGGCGGTAGAATCTGTCCCCTGCGAGCGCCACGTTGGGCACAGAGGAGTCCCACTCCAGTTTAGGGTCCCGTGCCCACACAAGCTTCTCCGGGGCCACTGAGGGGTCCACAGACATCACTATGAGGTCGCTGGTCTTCAGTGGGAACCTGTCAACGTCGCTCAGCCGGGTATCCAGCATGAACTGCATGGCGAACCCGGTGCGTCCGTAGGACGCCTCGCGCTCCGCTAGGTCGATGTCAGAGAACCTCAGGGGCTCTGTGGACTCTCCTTCGCGGGTGTCGTCCACACAAATACTACTCACACAACCATCGTAGCTAAGCTCATTCACCTTCTCGGTGATGTGTTGAGAGGGCCAGATGCGCTTTATGTAGCCTCTCTCGGCCAGCTTGTTGTAGATGGTGTCCTCGCTCTGGGGTGTTCCTAAGAACAACACCTTTGAATCATCATCAGGCTTGAGGATTGCGTCGAACTCCTTGACCTGTTCGCCAAGCTTGTCGCGCATCCCTTGGGTGGCGCTATTGCTGACCACCTCAACGTCATCTGCCACGATGATGTCCGCTCGGGAACCCGTCAGTTGAGACGTGATTCCCAAGGATTTGACGGAGGGGGCGTGGGAGGCTGGCGCAGGTCCGACATCAAAGGAGATTTTGCTGTATCGCTGTTTGTCGTTGGGTCGGAGATGAGCGAGAAGAGGGAGTTCATGGATGAGTCTAAGTGTAAAAGTGCTGAAATCGTCTGCTCTTGTTTTTGAAGCAGAGACGACAAGTATGTTTTTACTTGGGTCGAGCAAGAGCTGGTGGACAACATATGCAGAGCATATCCAACTTTTACCGACTCCCCTAAAGCCTTCGATAATAACTCTTCGGTCTCTTCCTTGCATGTAGTCAGCGATTTCATATTGTATTTTGGTTGGGTCTGGTAAGTTTAGTTCCTTCCAGACGATGTAAAGAAAGTTGCGGAAGTCCTTGAGCTTTTCGGGAACGTCCATGGGTCTACTTGTTGTTCCCTCTGTTCTTCTTCTTGCTCTGGATTCTCAGGTTTGAACGGCTGTTGTTTTGTGGGTTGCGGTCATTGTGGTGAACGTCCTTGCCGTCCCCCTTGCTGGCTCTCTTGGATTTAATCATCATGCGCCTAGCTTTGTTGCGGCCAGCCCTGCGTTTCTTTTGGCGCGGCCTCTTGTGATAAGAGTCGTATTCCTTTCTGTAGTTCCTAGCCATTGGCTGCTTCGTCGAAGGGTAAGATTTTAATAAGGCTATCCATCGGGTTGTCCTTGGAGAGCCCGGCGTGGATTCCATTGTCCTTAAGCAGTTGCCGTGCGGCGTTAAGGTCGCTTGGAGCTGCCTCACCTGACTCGATGCGCGAGATGAACTCGGTTATGAGCAGGTTCTGGAGTTCCTTTAGTTGGTCCTCTTGGTTGGTTACTTGTTTCTCCATTCGTTGTAGGTCTTAAGGATTAAATAACAAAGAGTAGTCACACCCACCGCAATACCGACAATCAAGTTGATATCGGCAAGAGTGAACGAGCCCAGCATCCCAATGATGCCAATAGCTGCGGGAACGTGAGTAGAGTCCATTACTTCACGGAAGTTATGGTGAGGACTGGGTAGCTTATTGAGCTTGCCCATTCGGCAGTGGTATCAGACCCACCTGAGGGAGAGGACTCATCCCAGAAATACATCTGGTTCAGCTTTACGGCCCTGTTGTCAAACTCCCGGCCCATTATCTTGATGAATCTTGAAGCTCCCCAAGTGGAAACTGCGCCATGTGCCGCATCATTCCCGCTACCGGACCCGTAGAAGTCGTTCCCCACATGAAAGACCCACTTAAAGTGGGCTCTTGTTCCGTACTGGTTTGCACTACCCACCGTAAACTTGGCGTTCGTCACTTCAACGTAAGTCCCTTCGGTGTCGTAGGCGTCGGCACCAGCAATATACAGCTTGAACATCCCCAGTGACGGAGTGTCGCCGTCTCTAGCAACCGTAAAGTTATACTCGTATTCAACTCTACTGGTGTTTGCCGGGGGCGTGTAGCACACAACGGACCCAACTACGTCTGCCATGGTGCCTGTGAGTTCTTGAACGCCGACCGCATCTGGCCAAGTCCATACCCCTACTCCGGTGTGCTTCGTTAGCTGGGTATTTCCGTCTGCTGCTGAACTGACCCGGTCCAGAATTTCCCCGTTTTTTACGGGAAGGGTCAAGACATGGCTACTAAGGTCAAGGTCGGTTTTTAGAGACGCCTCTCCGATTGACCCCGCTGGGTATGTAATAGCTTTTCCGGTAAGGTTTAAGGTGGATGCTAACTCAGTCGCGCCTACGGCCCCGGCCTCAATTTTGGCAGTTGTTACCGCATCATTGCGCAGTTCATCCGTGTCAACAGAGTCATCGGTCATGTGGGCCAGAGCTACGGAATTCGTAGTGAGGCTTACCGTCCCCCCAGCGCCGCCCAGCGTACTGCCATTCTCGGACACTTCCTGAGCCGCAAAGAGTCCTTGGCGGTATGCGTTGTCCAAGTCAGCTTCAGCGATTCTGGAGCCTCCTTGGAAGTCCACTAGGGCGTCCACTGTGGTAGACCTGTAGATGCGGAGAGCGGAGTCTGCGACTGCACTTGAACTGGCAGAGGGGGTGGCCGCTAACTTAATCTTCTTGTTTGTAGCGTCGATGCCGTTGGCGTCAAAGTCTCCAGTAGCTCCGCTATTGGTAAGAACATCGGTCCAAGTAGGAGTTTCTGCTTCCGGGTTCAGCGATACAATCGCTTTGATGTCTCCGGTGTTGATGTAGTCAAAGTCAAACGAGAATTCCGTATTGTCCTTGTCCGCCACACCGCCATCGTCGGTTATTGTAATTTGCGTATATGAATTCGCCATTTTTCTAGTGGGTAAGTTGTTTTACTGTGGGCCTCTTTGAGCCGCTTTCCGGTGCATTAAGTTATAATAGTCAGCCCTTAATTCAGGGTATTCCTGCATTACTTTGTTCTTTGCGTTCTGTGAATAGAACTGAACAATGTTTGAGAGAGCCTTTGTCCTTGGATGCGCCTCTCCAATAGCGTCCTCCGTTGCCGGTAGAAGCGCTTGGTAGTCTTCAGTTCCAATGATGAACCGTAAGGCTTGCCTGAGAGTCCTTCCGTTAATCTTGGTCTCGCTCATCAGCTCTTGGTGTCTGTCGTAAGCTGTCTGCCCTCCATTGCGTTTCCGATAGTTTTTGGTCTTTAGCTCTCCGCTCCAAGTAGACGGCTTGGTCTTAAAGGCGGTTCCTAAAGAACCAAACTCCAAGTCAACAATATCGTTCGATATGTCATTTCTGGCGTCCATACCAAGAATGCCGGGAAACCACCCTCCTATTGGCCCTTTGTTTTGTTTGGTCATCTTCTCCCCAAGGAAATTCCTTCGGGGCATCAGGGTGGAGGAAGATATCAGGGTTTCTGGAAGCTCTGGCCGCATGAACGCTGGTAGGCGCTTCATGAACCCATCCATAAGCTTCCTAGCCTCCAGAATCTCTGGCTCTTCTGTCGCGAGGTTCTGCGACCAATTAAGATAATTAGGAACAAACCCGCCAATGATGTTTCTTGGAAGCGTCTGAACCCCTTCGGTGGGCTCTCTGATTAACTCTATAAAATCAGAGATGCCCTGCACGTAGGATTTGTTGGTGATGTTATTGGAGAAGGACAACCCAATAACGGCCATAACCTTTTGCACAACCCCCATCCCAACGACCTTCTCTTCTTCGTCGCTGAATATGCCCTCTACTTCGTCCACCGCAGCCTCGCCGTAGTGTATCATGTCTGCGTATAGGCCAATAATGGTAGCAAAGGGGTCTAGTCTTTGGTAGCTCACCCATTTGTCGCCTAGCATGAATGAATACTCCTGTTTGCCGTCTGCCAACCACGCGGCCCTCTCTGCTTCAGCTTTTGGAGCCTTTCCTGTAATCCGCTCCCTAATCTTGTCCATGTTATAGTATATGGTCCCCATTAGCATAGCCGATGTGGTTATGCGGCCAATATACTCCGCTGCCTCTCTCGACTCCCCTTGGGCAATGAGGTTGGCATTTTCTTTCGCCATGGCTTCCGACCTAGGCATATCGGCATAAAGCTTTTGCATGGTTTTCTTCCAACCAGAGCCAGACTCCTTGTTGAACGCCTGAGCTTTAAGCGCGGCTTGGTTGACGCGGTTTTCGTAGGTGTGCTTAGCCTCCCCCGGCTTCCGCTTTATGTGTTGATGGGCTTTTTCGTGGTGGATGACGAAATCTTCCCATTCTTCATACGACTTAAACTGGTCTTCAGGCAACGGGTCAACCCGGCCCTCGCCCAAGTCTCTTCCTTTTGTCCATTCCTTCGAATCATACAGCTCCCTCACACGGTCTCCGTCTACTTCAACGACTCCCTCCGGTCCTACCGGCTCACTCACAGTCTTATGGCCTCTCCTTTTCCGTTCCGTCCAGCTTCGTGTAGTCCCCGGTTGGTGGTAAGCAGCCGCTGCCCCGCTTTCGCGCTTCTGATAAATAACTTCCGGTTCATTGAACCCTGACTTTCTGTAGGCTTCCTCGGCTCCCCTGTGCTCAAACCCCAAGGCTTCGCCCTTCTCTATGCCTGCATACCTCTTGGAAAGGTCTGTGGACCGCTTCATGGCCCTAAAGGGGGCTCTAAGGCCTACTTTACGTCCTATGCCCATTTCCCCAACCTTGTGCAACCCTCCAAGCCCGGGCACGGCGCGGCTCAGGGCGAATGTGAGGATGTTTGTAGGCGTTCTTACAAAAGGAATAACAAGCGCAAACCACCTGTTCCCCATAGCGAAGGACTGGATATGCCTAGCCCCGGCGTTTTCTGCGGGGTTGGTAAAGGTGTTAATAAGAGACCAGTCAGTAGCCCGTTCAACAAGCATATCCCTTTGCTGGGTGGTCTTGTAAATGGTGCCGTCATCTAGTCGCATATTATTGCTATAGAAGTTCTCTTGCATGTAGTTGTTGATGAATTCGTCTCTTTCACCAAACCTTAAGCCATCGTCGTCGGCTTTATTGGCCGCTTCCTTATAGATGTTTGCCTCATTCAAAAAGCGTCCTTCTTTGCTGATATGCCCTTCAAAAGCATGATGAACATACGCCGCCACTTCCTTGGGGTCTTTTATGCCCTTTCTCAGCGCATCCATGGCTAAGTCGGTCTTAATGTAGGAACGATAATTCCATTGCTTAAACAACTCATCACCAGCCATTAGAACCCTAGAGGGCGCGGTAACTATGTTCCCAAGCCAATTACCAGCGATGGTTAGGGGGTCTTTAGAGTCCCCAAAGTCCCAGCCACCCTTCAGGTCTTCAAACCTGTTGTCAGAGTAAGCCGTGTATCCCGCAACACTACGGGGCTCCATTGTCTTAAGGGTAATCTTGGCGTATTTCAACGCTTCGGTGAACGACTCGAAATCAAACACGGCCTTTATGTTCGCTTTGAGCAAGTTCGTGTTCCCCGTCACTCCAAATTGACCCATCGCTCCCGCCATGACTTCAAAGTCCCTAAAGGCTTTCATCAGGCCATTACCAACAAGGTTCACCGCCATGGTCATCGGAGAGCCTAAAAGGGCGTTAAGGAACCATGTGAGGGTTCTTGAGGAGCCGTTGCGGGAACTCTTGGCTAGCTTTGCTAAGCGCAACTCCATGTCGTTCCCACTCGTTGCTTCTCGTAGCTCTTTAAGAAACGCCTTTTTGCTTCTTCCCCCACGCACGGTGCGTTGGAAAAGCTGTTCATCCACAGACGTTTTCCCCGTGCTTGTGAGGTCGAACCCTAAGTTTCTTGTATTGTGCTTAAT